GTTGGATGATTCCCGCTGCCGTCCTGATTGTACCACGTCTTCACGAATCCGTCCGTGCCTGCGCAAAACGTGGCAATCGCTGCCGTGTCGAGGTCTTGACCGTCGAAGCCGATGTCCTGCTCGGCGTTGTCGGATGCGCGGCGAACACGGAGGCAGTCGCCCGTGTAGGTGGAATCGAGCAAGGCAGGAGCGAACGCGCCCACAAGGTCGGTGGTGTAGCCGTCGAGGATGCCCGTGAGTGCAGTCGTGTCCTCCCACGTCTGCGCCAGCGTGAACGGAATCGAGCCGTACGTCGAGGCGGTCAGGAGCGCGGCAAAGGTGTCGAGCGTGTTGGCGTAGGTCGTGTCGTCGGCGAACCTGTGTACAAGCGTCCACGTGGTCACGTCGCTGTCCTCGAAGCTCACGGCCTTGTGCCAAATCTTGCGGACGATTTTGTTGCCGCTTGTCGGGGTGTCGGTTTGGGCCGATACTTCTTCGCCGTGGCCGTCGGCTTGAACCGAGAGATAGCGTTCGATGGTCAGGGTGGCGTCGGCAGCTTGGCGGGCGGTGCTCGCCTCGTCGTTGTAGCGACCGAGGAAGTAGGTAATGACGTTTGGTGTAGTGGGCAGGCCGCCGACTTCCGGAATGACCTTCCACTCAAGGTCTGCGCTGCTCCACCGCAATGTTTGCTTGTTGGGAATGGTAACTGGGTTGTAGGTCTGCACGTCTAGCAACTCGCTCATGTTCAATTTCGGCGAGCCCGCAATCCACCTGTTGATGTTCCACACGAGCGATTTACCTTCCCTAAACTGCGGCAAGATGAGCGGATTAACGTCGTCCAAATCTTCCAACTTCCGCGAAGGTGTCCACGTGCGAACGTAGACGCGTCCCGTGTTTTCGTGTTTGCGCAGGACGATGGCGCAAGGAATTTTGGCACTCGGAGCATCGGGCACATCCGTCGTCATTGAATCAAAGCCATTGCTAAAAAAGAGGCCGCCCTTAGGGTAGAGGATGTCCCCGATTTCAAACGCCGACGTATCCAAGTTGTAAATCGTGCCCGTCTGCCGAGCGTATCCCGTCGCGCCGCTGTTGATGTTTTCGGACAGTAACCCGATAAACGTCTTGGGGTCGTGTTGCGACGCGTTAAAATGCGCGACAATGACCTGATCACCCTGAACGCCCGTAGCCCGCACGGGACAACCTCGCAGGAGTGGCAACCCCAAGTTGATGACGCGAATGCCGATTTTCGTGGATGCGCCGTTTATCCACGTGGCGGTGTCCTCGTCGTAGACCAGTGCTTCGTGGTCTTGCAGGTCGCTCAGGTTGACGTTCTCCAAATCGCCGAGAATGTCCACCCCGCCCGTATCAATCGACACCACGCCTTCACCTTCGTCGGTGAGTGTGCCGTTGGTGACGCGAATTTCGTTCACGCTCTGCACGTCGGTAGTGCCGTCCTGCGTCTTCACGCGAAGGATGCCGCGACGACGGTACGAGATTTCACCGCCCGCCGACTGCACCCCGTCGATGGGCAGGTTGCAAGCATCGCGTTGGTAGGGTACTTGGATGGTCAAGTCCAGGAGCGCACCCGTGAGCAGGTTGCTCCGCTCGTCAATGAGCGGACTAATCCGAGGCGGAAGCACCTCGTATCCTTCGTCGAACAAGAAAATGTTCCCGCCGTTGGCGACATCCGCCATAATGTCCTCCAAGCATTGCTGCGCGTCGCTCACGACCTCCCGTTGGTTGATGGTCATTTGCTCCTCGCGGTTGGGGCGATCAAAAACGTAGACCTCAAACGAGAACGTCTTGGTGCGCTCCTCGTAGTCGGAACCCGTGTAGACCACGTGCATGAGTGGGAAGTCTTGGAACTTGTCCAAGTCCACGTCGTCAGGTGAGCCGAATGAGTACGACTTGATGAAGAAGTGGTTCGTGCCAAACTCCTCGAGCCGCTTGGCTATGGCGTTGAGTGTAATCATTGTCGGTTCAGTTCGTACGCGTAATCTTTGAGGAAAGCCAAGTGTTGAAAGACGACGCCCACAGGTTTTTCCGTGACCTCATCCATGCGAAGAAAGTCCTCATTCGCGAGTTGGTAGATGGTCGGATACCATCCCCATTTCTCGGTGAGCTGAGAACCTCCGCCGCCTCCACCAAAGAGGACTGCAAAGAAGTCAGCTGTTCGTTTCTTGTAGTCCAAAAAAAAAGCAGGCAGCCGTGCACCATGTCCGCTGACATCTTGAGAAACGGCTTGCAGCTTTCTTTTGCGGTGTACGGCTTGAGCTTGTAGTTGTCGCCCGCCTCCCATTCCATCTCACGGTAAAGGACGGACATCAGTTTGTGAGCGTTGGGCCAAAAGTCCTCCACGTATTGCTCGGTATCTATCCACTCGCCCAACGTGAACGCGTCCCAATCGTTAATGAAGCCGTACCGCTTGCCGTCGATTTCGATTTTCGTGGCGAAGGTGGACGTTTCGCCTATCGAGTGGATGTGCCGTATCCCTTCCTCGATTAACGGCAAAGGGAGTGCCTTTAATTCGCTCAGGGGCATTCCTGCCATCGCTGCGAGCTTGGAGTAGTCGTCGGTGTCGCTCATCAGCACCTGCATTTGTACAAGTGAGATGTCCTTCCATCGGTGCGGCAATCGTAGCTCCATGTGGTATTAACTCGTTTCCTCCAAAATTAGGCAATAGCGTATCGCCCGAAGTTCGGGTTGGACTGATTGAACATGACCGCGTAGCGCAGCGCGTCGATGGCGTGGTTGAACGTATCGACGGGTTCGTTCAGTTGCTTGCCGTTCTTGTCCTCCTTCCACTTGTAGTTGCGGAGTTCTTTGATGAGGTTGGTTGATCGCGACGTCACGAGCAAGGGGTGCGCGTGAAGAAACTGAATGCCCGCCCTCACGCTGTCCGCCCCCTTCCTTGCGGGGTGTACGTTCAGTCCGTACCCGTGTATCTCGTCGATGCTTTTTGGCTCGGCGGAGTCTGCCACGATAAGCGCCTTGCCTTCGACGTTGCGCTGGAGGTGGTTGGCGATGTCTCGGTTCGACATCCGCGAAGCATAGCATACCTCATCGACTATGAACGTCTCGCCGTCCTGATAAACCGCGACAATGGCGGTGGGGTCATTGGTGTATCCGAAGTCGAGGCCGTAGGCAAGGAGCTTGCCGCGCGTTTGGTCGGTCTCCTTCCAATGGGTGAAGATGGTGGCTTGACTCGTGCCGCGCTCGCCGAGTCCGTACACCCGCCAAAAGTTTTCGTCGGCGTCTCTTAGGCGTTCAATCTCTTGGACGGTGATGGCATCGAGGAACGGGTTGTCCTTGTACGTGGTCTGAAAAAAGTCGCAGTCGTCGCGCTCGATGACATCGTACAACCAATGAAACTCGTCCGATGGGTTGAAGTCGGCGATGGCTGTCTTCGTGGTTCTGAGCAGTAATTGCCGCCAGTCCTCGATGCTCAACTCGTTCGCCTCGTTCACGAAGAGGATGTCCCGCTTGCGTCCCCTGACCTTTTGCGGCTGATCTACCGAAATGAACTCCACCACGTTCCCGAATAGTTGGTACGTGGCTTCGCTCTTGTTGTGGAGGTTGACGTCGTACAACCCTTCCCGCTCGACTATCTCGAAAAAGTCCCGCATCGCTGTCCCACGGAGCGCAGGGAACGTCTTTCTCGCTATCGTAATGACCGCTCCCGCGTTCTCGTTCCGCCAACACAACTCAATGAGAGCCGTTAGGATGGAGTACGTTTTTCCGCTCCGCGTTCCGCCTTGGTGGATTTGGATTCGGGCGCGTGAGTTCTTGCAGTCGTAGTAGGATTTGGCGAGTCTTGACATCACAAATTGTGATTTGCGGTCAGGTCGGAATCGAACCGACACGGAGTGTACTCCGTTCCCATTGGCTGCGCCTCAGCTTCACCAACGCTGACCATTGCGCTCATTTTTCGTCAAACCAACTGAGCGGCTTCTTCTCCGTCACCTCGATTTCCTGCCGCTCGATATACCCGCGCTTCTTGCCTTTGGTCTTGAGGTAGAAAATGGTGGCTGCGGGGTTGCCTTCCTTCACGAGCTTGTACAGATGGCTTTCGGCAAAGTCGAGGACGGACTCCTGCACCTCCTGCACGGCTTGCTTGTATTCGGGGTCTTCTTCCATCCATCGGTAATGCGTGGTGCGTCCGATGTTGGCTTTCTTGGCTGCCGTGGACACAATACCGAGCGCAGCCTCCAACGCTTCAATCATGTCCTTTTTCCCTTGTTCCAATTAACGACCGCAGCACTCGCACGGTTCCTTTTCTTCTGTCACGGGTGCGTCGGGTTGCCAAACGTCGAGACCCCACTCCTCCAGCTCTGCCGCGTCCCACTCGTTCGCAAGAATGTCCCAATCATGCTCGCCGTGCGTCAGGTTGTCGGCTATCACAAACCGCTTGCGCTGCTCCTCTGTCCACTCGCTCGCGTCTATGATGGGGATTTCCTTGAGTCCTGCCTCTATCGCTGCCTTGTGCCGCATATTCCCGCCCAAAATAACGCCGTCCGCAACGACCACGGGACGCTTGTAAAGCATCTCAGGGAAGTCACGGACGGACTTAACCAACTTTTGGAACTCTCGCTTTGAGATTTTCCTTGGGTTGTTTGGGTTGGGTGTTACGCTTTGGATAGGTACGTTCTGCATTCTTCGTTGATTCCGATTCCTTCCAAAGTTACGGAGGCGAGCAGTTCCAGGCGTTCCGCTTCCGCGATCAGCTTGCGACCTTGTTCGACGGTGATGCCTTCGTACCTCGCTCCTTCCTTGGCTATCACTTTTCCGCGCTCGCTTCGCGTTTCGGGTTGCCATCGTTCCACCTTTCCGAGCCTGACGTACTCGCGTATCTCCTGCGCCATATTACGCAGCTCCTTGGCTTTGTTTCGCGCCACCCGTTGCGGAGTGCGTGAAAGGTCACCGTGCCTTGTGGCGGTTTCGGTGCCGAAATCTTCGGGGCGTCTCATTTGGAATTGGTTACGCTAGCCACAGCTGCTGCAAGTGACGCAGGTATGCCCAAAGCAGGAACAACCGTCCGTTGTGCGGATGTCCATTGACTAGCATTCATGTCCCAAAGGACAAACGATTCAATCAGGTATACGGCAATGAATGCCGCAATCACTGCGATGATTGCCTTTTTCATTGCTTGCGTTCGTTGTAGAGTTGAACCGCCATGTACACGAAGGACATGATGAACCAAAAAAGGAGGAATCTCAGGAGCATATCTTGTCGTTTGGGATGAACATATCGAACCCGTCCATGTAGCTCACGTGGACGTAGTTGGTGTAGCGTTGGAGGATGGTGGCGTACTTGATGCCGTGCTTGGTTTCAAAACTCACCTTGCTCCTCGTTGCGTTTTGCTTGGGCGTCCACATATCGTTGCCAATGTTTGCGTTCTTGTTTCTTCTGCCAGTGCTCCATCAGAAGCGCACACGTGAGCGCGATCAAGCCCACGGATAAGAAGGTGGCGGTTGCTTCAATCATCGTTGTGTTCTTCGTGGTAGTCGGCTTCTTCGAGGTATCCCATCGGTGGGTGTCCCCAACCTGCACTACCGGGTTTCGGGTCAGTCATTGTCTGTGATGTCGAATGTTTCGTTGTAGTATCCTTCAGCGCCACTTACGGTTTTTGGGTTCCATTGACCACCTTCCCAAAAAGCATCCATTATTTGCTCCTTTTGCATCGCTTTGGCCTTCTCTATTGCTTCGTTTAACCTGCGATGGTGTTCGGGGTTGAGGTCGACAATTCTGTAAATTGCGTGTTGCAGATAGTCGACCGCTGTTTGTTTCTTTTCAGTCATTGTCGCGTTCGATGATTTGAGTAACTGCTGTGCCGCCGTCGACGTGCGCGAGCATCATGAATTTTTTACCGCGCCATTCATACACGTATGCCGATGTGAATGGGTTCACCTTGTGGTGGTCAAGGCGGATAAATTCGGTGCGCTTTGGCTCTTCCGCTCGGCTTTCTGCGCACCCTTGAGCCGCTGCGAGGATTGCGAGCAGGGCAAAGATGTTGAAGGTTGATTTCATATCAGTCGCGTTCAATGTCGATTAGGTCGTCGTTTCCGCGTCCGAGTTTGGCGCGGTATGCTTTGTCCCGTTGCTCCTTGAGGAACGCCTGCCACTCGTTGAACGTCTGCGGCTTCGGGTAGGTGCTGCTTTGAATCTTCAAGCCCATCGTGGTAGGTCTAACGTTTGAATTTCGTTGCTGTATCCTTTCGGCTCGCCGTCCCATTCCACGAACTGCTTCACGAGCTTTTCGAGGCGTGCCTTGCTGCGCTCGAATGCTTCTTCGCTTTGGTTGTAGACCATCACGTTGTACGGTGATGAGGTCTCGATAGCTATCCAACGGAACGGCTTGCCCGTCATGAGTCGGTAGATGGTCGCCTGGAGGTGGTAGTCGAGGTTGTACGCCGCTCGTTGGAAGCCTTCGGGTGAGGCATCTTGGCAGGTCTTCACGTCGTACACGAAGCCTTCCGTTTCGAGGTCAAGCCGAGCGGTGAACGGGAAGCCGAACAGATCGGCGTCGAGTTGTTCCTCGGCTTGGAATGGCTCGGACAAGATGCGCTGCAGGTTCGGGTCTTTCTTCGCTGCTTCGGCGCACGTCACGGCCTCGTTGTAAAATGCTTGGTCGATGATTTCACGGTCGCCCGCTGATGCCTCGAACATCGCCCACTGCTCCTTGCCTGCCTTGGTGCGCTTGTCCACCTTGGGCGCGACGGCGTAGCGGTGTTTCACTTCGTTTGGCTCCAGGAGCAGGCAATGGACGAGGGTGCCGAGCTGCATGGCTCGTGAAGGCTCGAACTTGCGTTGGACGTAGTCGAGGTAATGGTTCGGCGATTTGGCGAAAGCCTTAAGTGCCGAGGCGGATAGATAGTCGCGTTTCATTTGGTTAAGGTTTCATCTGTTTGTGTTTGGTAGAAGTGAAGCCCCCGAAGGGGCATTTCGTTTAGTCTTGCTTGATGGTGAATCGAGTGCCGAGCTTGTTGTAGGGCTTCATGTGTTCGATTCCCATTTGCTCATTCAAAACCTGTACCCACTTACCGAACTGGTCTTCAAAGTGACCGAGAATCATGTACGGCGTGTCAACGTTCGAGTAATCGTTGTAAAGGATAACAGTACCGAAAGGGAGTTCTCCGATGGTCAGGTCTGCGGTGTTTTGTGCGTTGG